AAAGAAAGCATGAAAGAAATCGAAGATAAGTTAAAAAGTACGTCTAAAAATGTTTCTTTAGGTAATCCAGCATCACCACGAAAAATTCAAATCGAAATTCCAAACAACGTACCTTCAAGAGTTAAACCAATCGTGATTTTTCCTACTGTGGAAGCTAATAAAATAGTGGTTACGGTGACGGAATATGATGGTAACGGTGTAAAGATGGTTAACACAACAGTTAATCCAGAATTATCGCACGTAATCAATCTCAATACGGGAGTGGAGTAGATGGATAAATTCGTATATAAATCCACATGTTATTTCACAATCATTCCTTTTGACGATGCACTGTGGAAGTTAGCGTTTAAAGAATTAAGATATGAGTTAGAAATTAAACAGATTAATTTTGTACCAACCGCTACTTGTCATTCGAATTTTGACACTTATTACAATGTTTACGTTGATAAGGCTTTGATTGATGAATGCGGTTTAGAAAAAGTTACGGAATTGGTAAAAGAAGAACTTGACGAAAAAATGCGCAAAGAATTTGAATCTATGTTTAAATACTCAATCCATGAAAAGGAGGACACAAAATGACAAAACTAGACACACTAAAACAAAAAGCAACAGAGTTAGAAGCAAAGCTAAAGCAACAAGTAGCAGAAACAAAAGCGAAGCTAGAAGAAATGAAAGCAGAAATCGACCGATTGGAAAACGGGTGGAAAATGAAATGCCCGTATAAGATTGGAGATAATTACTGGATAATTTGTGACAGTGGGGAATTTGAAAAGGTAATCTGGAATGACTGCCACTTAGACAAGGAGGTATTCATCGCAGGTAACGCCTTTCTAACTAAAGAAGCAGCCGAACTAGAAGCAAAGAGAAGAAACCTACTAACACGATTTAATGCGTTTAGAGATGAGTGCAATGGAGATTGGAAAGTTGATTTAAAAAGAAGTGACAATAAATTTTATATTTCATACAGCGACAACATGTTAGGGTTATGCGTGTATAGTTTTGGGAGTATAGAAGGCTTTAATTTATTCGGCTGTTTCAAAAACAAAGAAGATGCCGAACGTGCGATTGAATTATTCGGAGATGAAATCATCGAGTTGTTTGTGGAAGGTGAGTAGATGGAAATTATGAGTAAGGTTATATGTCCGTATTGTGAAAGCAGGCTAGACATAGAAAGCATGCTCACGTTGGAAAAATTAAAAGAAATGGAATTCTATCTTACCTGTCCAAAGTGTAATAAAGTGTTCTCGAATTTTGCGAAAACAGAAATAAGAATACACGTAAGCAGTATTGAAGATAGAATTGAGAAAGAAAAAGATTCTTTATTATTTTGGGAAAAATCTAAGATAAAAGGCGATGAATTTCAAAGTGCTGTAATTAAATCACGAAAACAAACTATCCAAGAACTAGAATTGATTAAGAGAAGAAACGATAAGGTGGTTAGGAAATGAAAACAATCAACAAAATAACGGATGATGTTTTAATTTTTGATGAACAAGGCGAATTCAAATTATATGGTTATGAGCTAAAACGTGAATGGATCTCGTTAAACGAAGACGAGAGAAGCGGTTGGCGAACTTCTAAAGAAAGAACAATAAAATTATATGCTGAATCTGTATTGAATTGGATATATGAATATATGGAAGAAGACGGCTACGAAGATATGTTTGACGCTTTATG